AACCTCCCTTTCTTCTTTGTTTTTTTCTTTCTGTCGGTCGGTTTTCATTGTATCATACGTTGTCAAGTCTTTATATTTCGTTTGTATGCCAAGAGCAATCATGTCATGTATAAACCCTTTGAGGGAGTGCCATTCATCCATATGAAGCTTGCATATATCGATGAGTTTCTTGGATATATCGACTACTTGAGTTTCCATGATACAGGTCAGTTACAGTTTAATAGGGTAGGTGATAACATGCAATCTACATGGTAGATATATGTATGTCAAATTAGGATTGTAATAATTCGCATTCATAATAAATCCAAGCATTTTTGGATCTCTTGCTTCAAGTATGGAACTTGTAATTCCTCTTTTTCTGGAAGAATTACATATATATTCCGACCACTTAAAATGCATAATTCATCTAAAACTGAGAATAAAGTGTTGATTTTTTCATTCATTATTTAGCCTCTTCTTTTTTATTCTTTTCTTGGTATTTATTCCATTCTTCCCTCCCCTTTGCACGTTCTTTCCATTCCTGATCCCAAATATTTTTACTATCCTTCTCAGCTTTTATTCTTTTATCTTCTGCTATAACCAACTTCCTAGCGTGTTCTATTCCTGCTTTCTGCATAAAAAGAGCATTGTCATTTGCTATTGAATGCCATATCTCAAAGCAGTCACCAGTCATCTTTCTGCATTCATCATCTTCTTCTCCATTCCATTCTTTATTTTCAGATTCATAGCTACTTTCTTTTAAAAGTTTATAACCATGCCATCTTTCATTCATTAATCTCATCTCTGTATATATTTCATGTTCTAATTCTGAAATTGTTTTTCTTAGTTTTTCTCTTTGCTTATTAAATTCAGGAACTTTGCCATAATCTTCGGCATAGTCATAGTCAGTTGTGTACTCAGAAATTGGTTTTTTCATTGGTTTGTAAATAAATTGGTTTGGTAGTTTGTTTGGTCATGTTCATATCGTTTTTGCCATTCATCATTAGGCTCATCAACCCATACTCTTATGCCATTCATTAACTTAAATCTTCTCAAGCCTTGACCTGAGCCATTCATGATTTTTTCATTCATAGACCTAACTCTTTAACAGTTTTTTCTCCTAATCCAAGAACATTCATTTCATGAATATATTGTTGTGTACCTATTTCATGTTGTGCATAGGCTTCTTCAATAATGGCTCTCCTAGCTCCTTTTTCTTGCTCTGATTTGGCAATCTTATTTTGCCTATCAAGTTCTGACATAGTACTCATAATAAGTAAGGGATAATTAGTTTAATACTTAAGCTTCTAAAGTTCTTTTAAATCTTTCAATTCTTACTTTTAATTGATTCTTATGAGCACATTTAATATTTTCCAGTAATTCTGATAAAGTATCAGACCACTCCTCCCAGTGAAAATAAACATCTACATTGATTCTGTAAGCTTTAACTAACCAATAGTAAGGATATTCTTTATAGAAAATATCATCTTGCTCTTCTTGATTGTTTAGAGCGGTTTCATTAATGTCTGACATAATAAAAAGCCTCAATTAGTTTAGGATTTGTTTTTTGTTAGGGCTTATTGACATTGCCTAGCTTTTAACTGACGTTTTGTCGTTACGACATTTTAAAAACTTACTAAATCCTTTCTTATCTTCTGTAGTTTTCCTATTGCTTCAATCCTTTTTTCATCATCATCTATATATAAGATAGATTCTTGCTCATTACATAATAATTTTATTTGAGTATTATCAAACTTATTTTTTAATTCCATTGATTCTATACTCTCAGGCATTTCTGATATGTCATATTTTATATATAACCTTTGAGCAGTTCTTATTGTTACTCCCATTTCATCAGCTATTTCTTGTTTTATCTTTATTGGTATTTCATGATGTCTGTAAGATCTTAATTCCTTTGTGTTTTTATCTTTTATTTTTTCTTCTTTTATTTCCTTTTTTCTGATTTGTATAAAATCAGGTAAATCATCTTTCTTGAGTTTAGTTTTGAATAAATTAGTCATTGGTTTAATGTTGAATAATGGTTACAGGTTTTGAGTTTCCATCACATAAAAAACATTGATCGCATGATAAAACTCGATTAGCTTCTACACTTGACGGGCAAATTATTTCTTCTTTTAACTTTGGATCTTCTTTTCTTCTAACTCTAAATGGTTTCCATCCATGACTAGTTGCTTCTATATAATCTTTCATACCGTCACAACTAGCCATAACAGTTCCTTTTAACTCACTTGCAAAATCTTTACGCCATTGATGTGTATAACCTGTATGTAATTTTTCATTCTTTTTTGCATTCTTATAAACTTCTTTTAACGCTTTATCCCATATATAAAAAGGAACCATTGCGGGATCACCAAAGCTACCTAACCGTAAAAATTTATTATTAAATATATTCCAATTATCTCCTATATTTTCGTAACCTTTACCATTACGCCAGCATTCCCAAACCGCTCTCGGGCCTTGATATACTCTAACGTAACAAGTAGCAAAACCGTTCTCTTTCGGATTGTTATAGGTAGCGTGACAACAATCACCGCACACTGATTCTCCATAGGCTTTAATTTTAAAAGCTTTATGAGGTGCTAAGTGTTTATATAGAATCCATGACTGTAATAAGTTTCCAGTCTTATCATTGTCTGTATTTTTTTCAAAACCAGTAACAATTAAAGCAATATCTAATGAATTTATAGGGCTTTTACCTTCCCATAAAATAAAACCATTAACATTCTTTTTTTTCTTTTTTAATTTCATTTTGGTTTGTTTTTTGTTTGTTTAATTGGTTTGTAAATTCATTAAATAGTTTTTTATTCAATCCTTTATCTAAATGCTTACAAGTGTTTTCATAAGCTTGTTTGGTTCCTATATCTGCAATAGAGAAAGTTTTACTTTCTCCACTTGCATTGATTACGGTAATTGTTGGTTTATTCATAATTCAATCACTGTTACTTTTGCGTTATTCTTACCGTAATAGACTTTTATATGACTATATTTTTCTTTCAATAAGTCACTCTTATTGCATACTTTATTATTCCACGCACAAGACATATCTTGAATTAAAAAGTCTTTATCACTTTTTAAGTGCTCTGTAACTTCCTTTTTATTCTTCAATACTGTCATGTATTGAGTAACTGTTAATAATTGCATGATAAAAAAAGTTTGTTTTGTTTGGTTTAATTTAGTTTTGTTCTTGTCTTATCTCATACCACTTTCTAAAATATTTTAATACTGCTAAATGTATTTCATTAGGTGCAAATTGTCCCGCACAATAAAAGATCTTATTTTCACTTACTTCTAATCTTCCTACTTTTAAATTTATTAATTTATGTTCTTTACTATTCCATAAATTCTCAAATTCTCTTTTTAATTTATTTCTATTCTTTCTTATTTTTAAAGTGTCATAATGGCAAATACTGCCCGCTGATCTCCTAGCAGTTTTTCTCACATAACTTTTGAGATCTTTAATGGTTTTATTTGAATAAGTTAAAATCATTTTTTAAAGGTTTGTTAGTGGTTTGTTGATTGTCTCTATTTGTAACTCTAAATCTTTTATTCGCTTGTCTCTTTCTTTTATTGCTTCAATTAGATTTGTAGAACTTCCGAGAATTTGGTGATAATCCTCGGATAAGTCTTGAAAGATTTGTTTTGTTGATGTCATTTGTTCACCTTGTTAAAAGGAACTAAACACATCTTTCTCAACTTCTTTTGATTCTCATAAAATAAATTATCTATTATCTCCCTTGCATGTATCGCTGAGTAATATCTGATTAACTCAGACTCTGAAAAATTTGGTAAATACATTTGCTTGTTTGCATTGGTTTGAGGTTGGTTGTTTCTGCATCTACATTGCACAAGTTCAAAAGTTGAAAAAAGTTTTTTAAGCTTGTGATGTAGTGGCAAGAGAAAAAAGATTTGTAGTAATAAAATAAAATTAACTGCAAACCTATTGTAGCAAAGTATTTTAAGGTTGTAGAGTAATAGTGTGAATATATTTATTTCTTAACAATTAGCTTAGACTATTTTTTATCTTATATTAGTGTGGTAATATATGTATAGCAAACCAAAACCAACCAAAACCAAATGCTTGCCGATAACTTCAGAAACAATTGTGAGACTTTAGAAAACTTAGAAGATTTTCTAGAATGTCTTGGCAGCGAGTATCTTAGTGGCTTATTGAATTATGCAGATGACTTTGGAAGACTTTGCGAAGGTGACGCAAAGCAACTTCTAGAAGAACATGGGCAAACTGTTACTAGCTACGTTAAAGAAACAACAGACAAGCTCTTACATGCTGGATACATTATCCAATGGTTAGGATATTAAAAGCTAACTGAGAGGCAGCAACCGACCAATTATCACCCTTAGTGCAAGTGTACTAGGGGTAGGGTTGCAAGCTTATATTTTTTTATGCACTACCCGAGGAACCTAAATATATATTGAGCTTAAGATTTTTTATCTTCTACTTTTATGGATAGTTGAGGAGCTTGGATATTGATACTTTCAGTAGATTCGTTGCAAACTTTACCCATATCAGCGAGGAGGTCACGGGCTGCGGAGAAATTTTTATTTTTCATTGCACCAGCGATAGCTCTAAACCGCATTGTTTGAATACGGGAGATAGTTGTTTCACGTTCAAGGGACCAATCTTCATCATTCCAGTTTCTAACTTGCTTCCAATCATCCCAAGCTGTACGTTCTGAGACACTTTCTCTGGAGGCATGATCTAAGACTAAAGCTCTAGCGGTCATACCGTCTTGTTGTTTACGGTATAGACGTTTTCTGCGTTCTTCTACTTTGTTGGTACTATTGGTCACAGGTATAAAAGTAACAACTTTAATAGGATAATAGGTTATGACGGTAAAAACCGCACCAGAAATTAATTTAAGGTGGGCACAGGGTCAAGTTTTTAATAGTGAAAAGAGGTTTAGGGTGTTGGTAGCGGGGAGAAGGTTTGGGAAAAGTTATTTAAGTTGTATTGAGTTATTGAAGGGAGCGATTGATAGACCAGGGGAGACATTTTTTTATTGTGCTCCGACTTATCGGATGGCGAAGGATATTGCATGGAAGGCGTTAAAGAAGTTAGTGCCGAAGGTATGGATTGAAGGAAAGAATGAGACAGATTTGAGACTAGATTTAATTAATGGGTCAAGTATTGAGTTAAAGGGAACTGAGAATGCAATGGCATTGAGGGGAAGGAGTTTAGCTGGAGTTGTGTTAGATGAGGCTGCATTTATGGATGCGGAGGTATGGTTTGAGGTAATTAGACCTGCTTTAGCTGATAAGCAGGGGTGGGCATTATTTATTAGTACACCTGATGGAACAGCTAGTTGGTTTTATGATTTGTGGTGTTATGTAGCGAGTGATCCTACTGAAGAGTGGCAGAGGTGGTGTTATACAACAATTGAGGGGGGTAATGTACCAAAGGAAGAAGTTGAAGCGGCAAGGGCACAATTAGATAAAAGGACATTTAGGCAAGAGTTTGAGGCTAGTTTTGAAAATTTAAGTGGATTAGTTGCTGTAAGTTTTGATGATGACAATATTTCTACTGAATCGGTCGATATTAGTGTGATGCCATTGTTGATGGGGGTTGATTTTAACGTTGATCCTATGAGTGGTATTTGTGCTGTAAGAAGTGGAGATACGCTATATGTATTCGATGAAATAATTATGACAGGAGGTGCTACGACATGGGATTTTGCGGAGGAAGTAACGAGAAGGTATGGAGTAGATCGAAGAATTGTTGCTTGTCCTGACCCTACGGGTGGTGCTAGAAAAACTAGTGGGGTAGGAGCAACTGATCATAGTATTTTAAGGAGGAATGGGTTTAATGTTTCTAGTCCAAAGGCTCCTTGGAAGATAAGGGATAAAATTACTGCTGTTAATACTGCTTTATTAGATGCAAATGGAGATAGGAGAGCAATTATTCACCCTAGATGTAAAGAATTAATCAAATCGTTGAGGACTTTGACTTATGCACCGAATACAGGATTACCAAATAAAAATCTTGGTGTTGATCATGCTTTTGACGCTTT